CTTTGCTGCTGATTGTCCAATCCTTTCGGCTCTAAGGAGTTTCCAGCAATTAAAGGAGTTTTATCTGGGCAAAATGATTCACCCAGAGTCTTAAATACCTTCTTCTTATCAAGACCCTCTCCACTTTCATCAGGGTGGAAGGTGGTGATTACACGAAGATCTTCTCTCAGATTACGTGAAGTATTAAGAACGTCAAACAGATGACCACCAATATCGTTAAACTTCTGATAGTTTTTCTCATCCCTGCGCTTGAAAAACTCAAACGCCTGAATGTATTGCATATCATCAATGATCACATTCTTAATGTCCTCACGCTCTGCATGAATGTACTTAAGAATAGCTTCAATTTTCTTGGCATTATTTGTTACAGCATAGTTTCCACCATCCTTAATGCCTTTCTTATAGTTTCCCTTCCAACCTTTAAATGGAAGAGGTTTACCAGAGACATTAATAATTACAGTCTCTTCAGGATCTAGATTACGAAAACTAGTACTCTTACCCTTTCCTGAGTCTCCTAGAATTCCAATTAGTTCACTCATATTTTATCTTTTGACTATATCTATTATATTATCTTGCTTCTCAATATTAGCATACTTTCTAGCATTACATTTATTGGGTTTGGGTAGAAGATCATACTTACCAATTTCACCAATAAAGTGGAAGCCTGCTCCAAAATTATCAGGACCATAGGTGTTCTTCAACACCCAGATAGCACGAAATCTATTGTATCCTTGAGAGTTTGTGAATGCGTTGACTGGATAATCCAGATGCTGATCAACCCCATACTCTTTTGGATTGAAAGCAGCAATACACACATCACACGATTATATTAACTAAAGTGTATTTAAACACTTTATTCTACACTTTATTAAGATTATATGTGTAGTCTAGACTATGTCATCTAAGTAGGGCGCTCGTGGTAGCATTATATCCAATAATAAGAAATCAGCTACTAGTCGTTGAACCTTCAAAAGTATTTCTACTTAAGCTTGGCTGCAAGTTGTCTATCTCTAGAGTTTCTTGCAATTCACCCTATTTTGATCGAACTTTATACATCATACACTCTGGAACATACTCTATTATATTTTCAGTAAATTTATCTTTATACTTGGCTGGAATATATATTTTGTTACCATTTTTCCATATATTAACATCTATAGAAAATTTATCTTTTATAAGCCCTTTTATTTCTTCAGCTTGATCACTCATTGCAAATATTGAAATTACGTAAGAAGATGAAGATGATAGATTGCCATCATCTAAATACCAATAAGCTAAAGAATTCCAATTAAAATAATCTTCTATATGTTCCTTTGGAAATATTTTATCACCATCTGGATAAAATATCTTTCGTAACTTTTTAAAATAAGGATGAGCATGAAAAGTAGCTACAGTATAATCATGTGTTTTATCCCATCTTTCGGCTTGTCTATCTGATATTTTATGAGACAAGTCTATTTGATTAGCTTTGTATAAGCAGTAGTTTCTAGATTCATATTTATGTGAAAAAGTAAAAGTTTTCCTACTGTTTATACTAGCATCTCCAAGAAGAGTACCTATTATTCTCGACTTTTGAATTTTATCAATATATTCATGAGCATTTTGATCTGGTAAATCAGATAAAACATTCATTGTATATTTATAATTAGAAGGACCTCTTTCTACTATTTCTGACTTAGAAAATCCCTCTTTATAAAGGTCAAGAATTCTTTTCTTCTTAGTATTAGCTGGTAAATTATTCCTATTTCTCCACTGGGCTACTGTAGCATTATGACACCCTAGCTCTTCAGCTATTTCAGTATCATTCCATCCTTTATCATAAAAAGGTTTAAACTTTTTATATATTCCATAATTCTCTTCAAATTCTCTACTTGGCTCTACCATATCTAATTTTATTATTGATAATTATAGTCTATTTTAGATATGATAGAATATAAGATTTGTTCCAAAGTGTATGTAGTACGTGATTAATTCGAGTACATATCACCTGAGTTCTTAAAGTCATTTTCCTCAGGTTTGAACTCAGACTTCTTAGAAAATCGTCTCTTACTATCTGATTTATTTCGGTTGAATTGGGATACATCTATGGGAGACATACCATAAAGATCCCTGAGTTTAGATGAAAATTCTGTTCCCTTGTCAATAGTTTGCTTCCTATTATGACCCTGCCTACTCTCATATTTCTGAACATGATCAACAATAGGAATCACTATTTCATCGTCATCATCAGGAACATATTTTTTCTCATATCTCTCAGGAAGCTTGTATCCATCAGGAAAATTACTCTTGGGAATATTTTGCCATCCTTTTTGCTCCCTGTTGTTAGGAAACTCAGCTATCTGAAGGACACCATCAGGAGTGTGTCTATAAAGATCTCCATTTTCTAGAGCATACTCACGGAAATCCTTATAAACACCATATGGAGTTGTTTTACCATCAATTACAGTAATATAGTTTTCCATATTCTCAATGTACTTTCTGCATTTCTCAATCTTCTTCATGAGATCATCAGAAATTCTAGAGTCTCCAGTATGCATCCCACAGACTGTCTTTACATCTACCAGAATATTAAACTTCTGATAGAGTAAATAACACACCCATTTGGCAATACGAAACTCTTTTGATCTCTCCATTGACCTAAGAATAATCTTAGGTTTGAAAGAGAGATCATCTTTGTTTGCCATATACCACTGGTATGTGTGTAGAACATAGGTCCTGTCAACAAAAGCACTCTTGCCTGAACCAGAATCTCCACCAATTAGGGTATAAAATCTTCTACTCAACCCAATCTTATTTTTCCAACGCTTGTAAGGAGAGGGAATCCAAATCATATCCCCCTCTTTACCCTTCTTTACCTTCTCAAGAAAACCATCAAAGTATGATTTGCTCATCTATTACAGTAGTGTTTGGTTGGTAGAAGCTGTCTGTTCAGGATCAAAGTTCTCAAGTTCATCAACATATGGTTCCCATCTACGACTATTAAGCCACTTATCTGGACGACAATTTACCTCATCTTTTTGCTTGGCAAGCTTAAGTGACTTCATAATAGTCTCATGATCTTCAACCTTTAGAGCCTTCTTGTAATCATCAAATAGCTTTTCAAAATTAACAGCTTTGATGTTGAAAGTCTTACCTTCCTGAGACTCATAAGTATCTGGATACTCATCCCAGAACTCTTCATATAGATCCTTCTTATCCTGCTTCTCATCAAATACTAGACTGATAAACTTCTCAGTTGTCTCAAAATTATCCCAAACAAATTTCTCATCTGGATTAATTTCATTGAGAAATCCAATATCAACTAATTCACGCAGATCACTTTGAGTCCAAACAGTATTCTCTTTCTCTTCAGCTACAACTGATTTATACTTATAAAATCTAGAAATAGCTTCCTGTCTATCTGGAAGTTGATAATTTGAATCCTCTTGTTCTGAAGCAAGAAGAACACAAAATAGAAACTGATCTGCTGTAATATCATGTTCTTCAAGGAAATCAACAAATTCCTTAACATCATCTACTAGTAGATTCATAGGTGTTTTATATCTTCGATGTTACTGATTCTGCGAATAGAGGAACTAGGAAAATCATCATACCTATTCCTCAGCCACCATTCATCCTGAGTATCCTTTGCAAAGATATCTACAATGATGGCTACTTTATCTTCCTCATACCTAATCACTCTTCCAATTCTCTGAATAGCTTGCAAACTTTTACTACTGGCTGAGGTAATAATTCCTAGATCCATAGCTGGAATATCTGCTCCCATATCAAGAGCGCGAGCAGTAGAAAGAATATTAATATCTGAGGAAGAGTCTGCAAACTGATCAATTCCCCATTCTTTCATTCTCTCCACTCCATAATACTCACCATTAATATTATCTCCTTCAATATTAGAATGGTAAGCAAATGCTCTCTCTGGAAACTCTTCTGCTACCTTATCCGCAAAATCAGTACGTTGACTGAAACAAATAGCCAACTTGTCTGGAAATTTCTCCAGAATCTCTTTCAACACCTTAAGTTTTGAGTCTGAGTTATACAAAAGTGTCTTCCTTTTTTGTATAGTACCCATAACCCTACTAGCATGACCTTTGAGTCTACCTGTTGCTAAACTACCATCTTTATTTCTTAGCTGTTGTTTTTTAGCCCACTTCTTACAGAATTTCTCATTATTCAGAGTTCTAGTTACTTTATCAAAGTCATTATTAAACCAAGAAAAATTACTATAGAACTTATCAGTTAGCTTATCATATCTCATCCTCTCTTCAGGATCCAATTCAATTCCCAACTGATAAACAATGAAATCACTAACCCAATCATTTTTCTTGGCTTCTGCAAGATCAACAGTATCAAAGACAGGAGCATACTGTTCAATGAATTCACGCTTCTCATCATCTTCAGGAATAGTGGCAGTCAGACCAAGCACCATTGAATAATCAATAATATCATATAGTTTACCAAACTGATCTGCTGTATATTTATGAACCTCATCTGGAATAAGTAGAGTGCATTTCTCTCCATCTCCAAATGTTTTGTAGCTTCGGAGAATAGATTGAATAGTTTTTACTTGAATACCTCCAGACAAACTAAATTTCTTAATTCTCTCTTGCCACTGCTCCTGAAGATAGTTAGTTGGTACAACAACTAGAGTCTTAATATTATGCTTCTTATTTAGACGCTTGATAGCTTTCAAAGCAACTCTAGTTTTTCCATATCCAGTACATGCTTCAAGTGTACCTTTACATCCTACATCTTTCCAATTTTCAATATTTTCTGCCTGCCGATCATCTCTATTCATGTGTATATTTCCCAAATATCTTGATCTAATTTTAGACTCCTATGAGTAATATTATTATCTACTG